CTTGACGACCAACAGACATAGAAAAATTGTAATCTCGAAGTTCCTTGTTTGCCTTCGGACTAAAATCTTTGTCAGCTACATACTGCTTGGCTTTAGCTTCAAAAGCCTTGATATCAAAACTATCTGCTCTTCGTTTCGCATCACTAGCGGTTAATCCGTTTTTGTCAGCGAAATTTTGGATATAAGCATCTAGTTCTTTGCGCAACTGTGAAAGTTGCAAATTATATAGTGCTTCAAGTTCTTTCTTAAACTCAGCTTCACCCTTTTTATTGCTCGCTTCTCGTTCTTTCTGAGCACGTTCTGACCAGTATGTCATTCATCAGACCTCACAGAATCGCTCGTATGCGTTTCTCCTTCATCGTCGTCGGCATATTTACCCACTTGCCCGTTAAACTCGCTAGAATACCCCTTAAAATCGATTTTAGACACCTCTTTATCCACTCTGTCGAGTTCCTCGGCTGGGCTCTCGACCAAACCAGATAAGCTAAGAGCAGTTTCTTGTGACACTTGACCACCAAGACCAGTCAAAATAGATACTTGCTCGGATAGTGATTTCGGTAAGTTTGGTGTGAATGTTATTCTCAAGAAGTTTTCATCAAACGCTTTGAATTCTTTGACCAACTCACCCACACGGCTAGCCAAACGATATCGACGCTTCAAACCCTTTGTAAATTGCGATTGAGTCTCAATGCGGTCTTGGTCAAGCCCGAACAGTTTGTACTTCATTGCCTCGCCGGACGTGTTGCCTGAAAAGTTCTCATCAGCCATGTCGGGAGTGTTAGTGAAAGTGTGGATATCTTTATCCAGCCTAGTCTTGTACGCTTCAACGCCAGACACGTCATAAGACTTGGTTAGATATTCAGCCTTAACCGTCCCTTCCTTACCATCCGCGGCCTTCGGTGGAACCAATTGCATTAAGCGTTTAGCTTTCATGTCTTCCGGCTTCATATTTGCAGGCAATCGCATGTCACCATAAATAGCAAGGATTGCGTCAGCCATGTCGGACATGTGATTGGCAGTATCAGATTCGGCTGAATCATATAAGTCGATTAAGTAAAGCTCGGTTTCATAATCGCCAATGCCATCAGTGTTGTTCAAATATTCCGTGATTGGGACGGTGCCAAATGCGTGAGCAGTGACAGAAACCTCTTTTAGATCTTCTGTGTAGTCCAAGATGTGAATATTTGTCGAAGTGTATACTTCAACGGTTTGATGTGCGTCAGAGAACAAATCAGCACTGTAGTACCTAACTGCTACTAATGAATTGTCTTCAAGCGAATTGTCATAAATAATAAACGTATTAAGAGGACTTAACTGCTTGATTCGTGTCTGGTCGTCCTCGCTACGATAAATCAGCTCGTAAGCACGCCCAACTTGTGACAAATCCCGGATAAGATTACGGTTCAGCGTATCAATGTCATTGTTTCGTCCAATTTCCTTGATTGCTTCATCGTTTTGCGAGCCACTAACACTATCATCATACTCAACACGAATAGGATTACCAGCTAGATATCCCGTCTTAAATTTACTAATCATGCGTCCATAGTTGTGGACGGCACGTTTGTCAGACATCTCTTTATCCTTGCGCCTTCCAGCTTCAAGAACACTGTGATTATCTCCTTTGGCATAATCAAACAACTCCTGAACTCTTGGATGTTGACGCAACTTGTGATGGTTAATGAAATTCTTGAGCAATGCCCAGTTATCTTTTTTTAAGTCATCAACACTTTTAGCGCGGTATTTTGTGCGCGATTCTCGATGAAATCGCAGATTCAAAACATGCGATTGCCCGGTACTATCGACAAATACTGTCTGTTCCATTCTTCCTCCTTAACTAAACATATCAATCAAATCATCATAACTTGCTCGTTCTGTGCTGTTGACAACATAGTCTGAATAGAGCGCATATCTCACACCATCCAGCACGTCATCAAACTCTTTTAACGGCTCATCTCTTGCGCTGTTCTCTTTCCATCGATACTGAAATATTTCGTCAAAAAAACGAGGCACAAAGTCTCGCTTAACGTATAATTTTTGTTCCTTAAACAACTTGGCGATAAGTTCGATACCAGCGATTACCGACTTGTTAGCGTTACTGATATCAAAACCCTCGTTATCAAAGCGTGCTACGTGCTCTGGACGTGCGCTATCAGCATAGAATGGGATATTACCGTAGATATCGGTTAGCTTCCCAGCTTGCTCTACCCACCAATCAATTTCTTTGAATTGCGATGCCACGCCATCAACGAGGTAGTAATTATTATCCACGCCTTCACCAACTATTACGATAGATCCGTAGTGAGTATATCCCCAGTCAATCCCCGCAAAATAGCGTCTCATGTCTGGCAACTCATCAACTACGTGAATCTTACTGTCATAATCAGCATAGATAGCGCCTTCTGCCACGGTCCAAAGTCCAAGAATGTCTCTGTCATAGAATTTACCCTTTGGTGTAGCTGCTTTAATTGAGTCTATATAGCGTTTTGATAAAAAGGTGTTATCGTCGAGTTTGAAACTAAAATCTATAATCTTGCCGTCATTCTTGCCAATGTAGTCTCGGTTAAGCCAATGGTTTGGGTTGTCTGGGTTACTATCCCACACCACACGAGCACCCTCGCCCGAACACCGTGAGATGATTTCTTTGAAAACTACCTCATTCGCTAGTGACGCTTCATTGACGTAAGCTCCGAAAGCCGTAAAACCACGGGCACGCTTAAGCCCAGATATAGAGCCAGTGTATACTTGCACGACTTTTACACCGCAAAAAACGAAAGAGCCATGCTTATCGTATTTTGGCTCAAATCCATATTTGTTGTAAAGTTCTTGCAACACGTTATTCTGTATCGACGTTGACGACGTGCCCGCTAAGATATAGATAGGCTCATCCACGCCTAGACGATCAGCAATCTTTCTAACACGGCTCAGTTCAGTTACAAACGTATCATTGTTAACTACTGTCTTACCAGCACGTTTAGCGCCATGAAGACCGCATATAAACCAGTCGTGGTTCCAGATATAGTGCAACACATCCAATTGCCGTTTGGTATAGAGCTTACTCAAGTCCATCGCTCACAGCTCCTTTGATAATATCGAGGAAACCAGCAATTTTTTCATCTTGCCCTTCATCACCACCAACTTGAGATTTGAGTTTTTCGATCTCAAGTTGCAATTTCTCAGCTTGCTTAGCGGTTGGATAGCGTTTCATAAGTTCGCTACCAGCTTTAATGACCTCAGAAATGGACGGGGGCTTCTTAGTCTTGACGAACTGACCTGTAACGGCGTTTAGCTCGACGACTTCTTCCATCAACTCTTGCCTCAATATCGAAGTAAAAACTTGCATAACTTCATCTTGTTTTGCAATCTTTTTCTTTTCAAGCTCTTTCATCCGCTCTTCGATATAAGCCTTGATTCCGACATTTTCCAACAAATCATGACTTCTTGCTTTAGCATATTTCTCGGAATAACCAGCTTTTAGAGCTGCATTATAAGCTATACCAGATATCAAGTATTCATCCGCAAATAACTTTTGCCGTTGATTTAGCCCAATGTCCATCACCTCCTTAAAAGTGTGTATTTTATGCGTATTTCTGTTGACAAAGCCTTTTGTCATGTGTATAATATAAGTATAGAAAGTGAGGTAAGCAAAAATGCCAATGACACCTAAACAGATGGTCAAGCACCTAAAAAAGAATGGCTTCTACGAAATTAGTCAACGTGGTAGCCACCTCAAAATGCGAGATGACAAAGGTCATCAAACAACTGTACCAATGCACAATAAAGATTTGAGCAAAGGAACAGAGGATGCCATCTTAAAGCAAGCTGGATTAAAATAATCCACTTGGCTTTTTGCCTACTCATATAAACGGAGGAACATCATGAAATTATATCCAGCAGTATTCACACCGAGCGATGGTTACATCACTGTCACTTTTCCAGATGTGCCTGGAGCTATTACACAGGGCAAAGATATTGAAGAAGCCCACGCTATGGCTGTAGAAGTTCTAGGTTTTGCTTTGGAAGATTACTCAGAGTACCCAAAAGCAACACCAATCCACGAATTAAAAGAGCAATATCCAGATAGCGATATCGCTCTTGTTAGCATTGATATGGCCGCCTACATGCGTAAGTATCATTCTAAAAAAGTTCGTAAAAATGTCACTATCCCAGAATGGCTTAATGACTTAGCTGAAGAAAATAACCTCAATTTCTCTCAAGTGCTTACAGAGGCACTTGAACTCAAATTACACGCATAACAAAAGCGCCCAATTGTAGGCGCTCTTTGTTTTTTCTTCGATAATATAATAATACCACCTTAAACAGTTGTTAGACACCGTGAATTAACCGTTGAAATACCGTTATTTCAACGTTCCACAACTAATTTGCCATCTCTATACAATTCTGCAAATGCTAGGATAGCATTATTTAGCAATTCTTGAAAAGCCGTCCTCTCGAATCCGATTGCCTGGGCGATTTGCCAGTTTGGTTTCGGAGGGTATGCCAGATATTTCTCTATCAGTATTCTGCGATAGTCTGGACGATATAGCCCGCTAACTGCTTGCTCTATGGCTTCTAGCTCGTTCATAGCATCAACACGCCTAACTGCGATATTTTCCACTGGTCTGCTCACTCCGCTACCACCTCGTGGCATGAAGGTAAACTCTTGTGTGATCTTCTGCTCAGCGCTATCGTGTGCTATCTCTCGCCATCTAGGGTATTCTCGAAGTTTTCGCTTGCAACGTTTGATAGTTGCTTTTTCATCAATTTCCGGCAATAGCATTGTTCTATCCTCTTTGGTATAATAGTAGTGTTGATTTCCAAAGAGTGCCGGCCATTATGTCGGTCTTTTTTGTTTGGCCCAAAAAACATTAAGAAGTTTTATAAGGGAAAGATTAATGTATTTGTTTTTGGGTTGTTTCTTGGGCCTTTTATCACCTCCTTCTAGCCAAGACACCAGCAAGATCTTTGGCTTTTTTTAGTAATGCGATATCGATAAGAAAGAGGGTGTTTCACATCCTTTTCTCTTAAATTTGCCGGGTTTTTGTTGAGCAAGGTCTGTCAGCTTGCTCGGTGTTGAAAAGTGTTCAAGCCACTAAAAATCTATATTCATTTTTTTTAGCTTCATTTTTTATTTTTAGTGTTTGACAGACAATGGCTGGCAAGAGGAATCGAACCCCTTGAGTAACCACTCCAGCCAGATATAGTGAAATCATTTTTTTGGAGATTTTCCTCCTTCGTTTTTGAAATAATACAAGAATTATGGAGATTTCTGACCTATATCCAATTGCAGGCATAAAGCCTTGAATAATCACGTTACCAGTAAGACGCTTTAGATTTGTGAATAATAAATAAAGGAATACCTACTTTCTATGTTTTAGATTTACTGGGTTTTGGTGCATCCACGACCAGTCACGCTTCTGCTGATTTGAATGAAAAGAAATCAAAAGGCTCCTCTTTTCTAATTTATATTGACTGGTAATAGCTAGTAAGGGAGTCGAACCCTCACTAGCTACATGCCTAACGCATAGGCTTTATACAAGGCTTTTCTGACCGTAATTTTATCCCTGCCTGTCTTGCCTTTAGTTCGATATTCAAGCATGATGCGGTCAGCATCGTCATCCAATTTTTCGGGCCAGTCATAGTTATTGAAAACATAACTAGCGATTTTGCTGAATAGCTCTCTTGACAGCAATCCTTCCATTTGAATTGCCTTCAAAGGCGTTAGGGCGGCTTTCTCCACGCAGCAACAATTGATGGCATTTTGGGCCTTGTCAGCCCTTTTTTTGTCACATCCTTTAACCTCTCTAATATAGTTATTTAGATTGTTAGGGTGTTCCTTGCGTAGTTCTTCCACTTCCTCTTGAAACCGTTTAAACAGTCCCTCTGGCAGTCCTGCGTTGGTTTTCTCCAAAACTGGTCGAATGGTTTTACCTCTTGTGTAATGGTTGGCCAGATACTCTTTAAGGTCATGATATAGCTCGTCTGAAATGATGCCTTCTAATCTATCAACTGTTTGAGGTGATATCCTCGCACGTTCAACGACTGCACTGTTGAGTGCTTGCAAAATGATAATCGCTTGTTTCTCGCTGCACTGTCTCACTTTTTGGAAAAACTGCTTATAATCCCTTGGATGTGCCTCTTTAAGTGCTGCATGTTCACTGACTAAGCGTTGATATAATTCTGGTGTCAGCCCTGAATATTGGTATGTTTTACTCATGAGCCACACCCCTCAATCACTTTGCGATCAGCGATATATCCCTCTAATGTTATTCCCACAGCTTCGAATGGGGCGTATTCGCACACAGTTCTCTTAACCACCATTGTAGTAAGTGCTCTTGTGTTTCTTGGACCTCTACCGCAAATAATAGCTACGTCTCTCCTAAAGCGTTTTCGCTCGAAAGCCATATCATAAAGTTTAGATACATTTCTCATTACTGATTTTTTCAATTGTCGTTTGTTCATTGTTTCACCTCTGCCAGTTCTGGATTAGTGTAGATGTTGCCGATGATTTCAACTTCGAAGATATCTGTGTTAAACAAATCATATAAGGGAGTTTCTTCAACCTCTCTTTTGGCTTCCTTAGAGACAAACATCGCCTTGTTGTTGTTAAAAGATACAACTTCCAACCAGCTTGATAGGTTGGTCACTTTAAGAATATCCCCCTCGAAGATTTCCTTGCCACACTGATCTTTAAATCCCGTTGATTGCATTAAAACACAATCGTTGCTCTTACACATCCAAGTGATACCGTCTCCGATGAAATCAAACTCACCATTATAGAACTGTATTTCTTCCACATCAATCATTTCTTTATCTTCTTTAAGCCACGCTCTAAATCTTAACAAAACCACCACGCTCCTCCCATTTTTCTTTGGCATGAAGTCTTGAGTGTTCCGAAAATGACATCAATTCAATATTTTCGGGACTATTATCTAATTTATTTTCATTTACATGATGTGCAACTTCATTATTTTTCAAAAACCTTCCTAATTTATTCTCCAATACTAATCTATGTTTTCCAACATACCCTGATTTCATGGCATTGGGGTGTTCAGGCATATAAACGTATTCATATCCACTAATAATGACGCTCTTTTTATAAGACTTCCTCCTAACACCTAACTGTGAGCAAGATTGACTGCACGCAGTTAATCTGTTACCTTCCCCTGTTGGTCTAATAACAAGAGAGCCACATTTAGGACATTTGAATAATGAACAATACTCTAACCTTTTTCTGTTGTTGATTCTCATTCTCCCTAACCTCTTGATTAGTATCATTGTCCTCTCCCCTTCAAGTAGCTAGGGATATCATCCCCGACATTTACCGCATCATATTGTTCCTTGCTAACTAAGAATTTACCGTAAGCCCCACAATCAATAGTGTAGAGATCATTAATCTTCTCTTTTCCAGTCACTTTGCCGTGCATCTCTGCGCCCACGCTATCTACACGATGGATAACCACTGTTTCAACTCTGCGTGGCACTGTCAGAACATAGTAGACTGACAGCATGTTAATAGCTAGTGAGACTAGTAGTATGATTGTAGCTATTGTTAAATCTTTATGTTTCACTCATAACCCCTTTATATACTTTTTCAAAAATCTCGCAAACCAAACTCAGAGGAATGTTTGACCTCTCATTATAGGATTTCGTCCAATCTTGAAATTTGATGTCATTTGACTTCTTTTCATTTTTAAGATTCAGTTCAATATTTCCAGAAAATCGAGTTGGTTTAGAAATCGGATAATCGTCATAATTGTTGTATCTTGTGTGATTCTCAAACGGAATTTCGAAACCTAGCACTCTCTCGATGTATTGCCAAATTCTGCCATGAGCAGGGTTCTCTATGATCCAATATTTTGGTTTATATCGTTTAATGATTTCAACGGTGTTAAATACACACAATTCCCCGTTAATGCGTTTCATAAGCTGTTTATTTGGATAATATTGATATCTGTCATAATCCTTATGATCACGAACGGTAAATGTCGACAAGGGTTCTTGTGGTTGAAATAAAGAGTCGCCTTGCTCTTGTTTCCAACAAGCATTTCCTCTATCCATAGCACTAGCGTTAGACCAACTTTCACACGGTGGACTAGCAATAATCAAGTCAGGCTTAGGCAATTTATCCAATGTGTCGAATAGGGTGTTATCTCCAAACAAACGGCTATAATCAGCTAAATTCAGATTGATAAAATGATGGTTTTTATTTTCAATATCAATACCTATTGGATAGATTTCAATATCTTTGTCCAGCTTCTTAACACCCTTGGTATATGATCCGTTCCCACTGTCAAATAACGCCCAGACAATCATTTTCAAAGGTCTTCCTCCTTGACGAATGTGCCATTTATCATCTTTCCCTTTCTGTTCTTAATCTCCTCGTAAGCAATACCGAGACACTCAGTCACATCGAGGTCTAGTTGATGTGCTAGTACGATAATCGTTACTAGCGTGTCACCGATTGCATCTTTCAACGCTGCTTGTGGTTCCGTGAATTTCGTCGGTTTCAAGAGTACGTCTCGAATCTCTCCAACTTCCTCAGTCACACGCATCCACTGTATTTTAGGGTCAGCCTGCTTTAAGTTGCGTTCGTCTGCCCAATGGTTGATTTTATTGATTAGATTATTCATCGTCCACCTCCGCACTCTCGATTTCAAACTCGACATCTTCGAGTAATAAGTTGTTTTGAAAATCTACGAAACATTCGATTGCGTCTGCATCTTCGGGACTGTATATAGACACTTTTTCTAGAAAGTCTTCAATATCCGTGGTGCGAACGCCATACTCTGTACGCTCGTGAGTTATTTCTGCTTCCAAAACGTCGTAACATGCAGTGTAGCTAATTTCGTTAGTAGTGTATTTATAATTTTTAATCTTCATCACTCCACCTCTTTCACTTCAACGCCCGGGCAATCGAATACCCAGCTATTTAACATCATATCCATAATATCTCCCCTTGCTCCCGATTCCGTATTTTATTAACGTTGTCGCCCATGAGGGACTTTTCCCAAAAAACGCACTCGCTTCTCGTCGTGTTTCGAAAAAATATTTTTTTGATTCCAAAATGTCTACCACGACGCAAGCTTTCTTAGTTTTTTCTGTCATCTCCTGCATGTGTTTATCGCTTGACAGCTTGGCCAATCCGTTTCGGTAGGCTCTTCTTGTATTTTCCGAACCCGTTACCCACTCTAAGTTTTTTACGCAATTATCTGTTTTGATTCCATTGATATGGTCTACTTGAGGTAAATTGTCTGGATTTGGGATAAAGGCTTTAGCGACTAATCTATGAGCTCTAAATGTTTTTTGTCCCCTTTTTTCTTTTGTCCTAACTTGAAGATTTATTTGTACGTACCCATGGCGTTTGCCAACCCTTGTTTTTACAACTTTTTTAGTTAGCTTATTCCTAAATTTGCCGTTTTTAGACACTTCGTAATCAGGTGCTTCTAAAATCGTTTTCCATTCTTCATTCAACTTCTCTCACCTCTACTCCTTCACAAGAGAAAACCCAGCCAAACCCGTTCGCTTCTAGCTCTGTTCTCGTAAAATTACTACCCTCACTATATTGAGTCCTTGTAAACTGTGGCGTTAATTCCTCGTTGTTTAAGTAATATTTGCCTAGATATTGCCCTAAACGACCTTTAATTTTAACCGTATACCTAGGCTCTTTCTCGACCTCGTAGCCGAACTGGTGCATGTTTGCGAGGGTAGTGATGGCTTTGTTCCTGCCA